ACCGCATTTCCAAATTCGTCAAATCCGACGATTTGGCCGAGCTCACCCTCAAGTTTGTCCTGTTTTTTGTCCAGTTCCTGCTCCCACAGCTCTGGAGTGGGCGGCTGGCTCTCCTTTCCGGGTGCCGCACCCTCCAGAATGACGCCCAGGCTGGCCCAAATGGTAGGCAGTACCGTGTGCCCGCCCTGGGTGCCGTACACGCCGCAGAACAACTGTAACCCGGGCTGCTGAAGGACTTCCCACGGGATAGTGCATTCCCCGGTCTCGTCCAACTGCACCGCTCTGGACTCCACACCAGCCCGGAATACCGCAGTCCGGTCCAGGCCGTCCCAGTCCTCTGAGAACTCGAAGCGCACCGGGTAGATGTTCACACTGCCGCTGGTCACCGGCTCGCGCTGGCTTACGACCAGTTGGGTTTTATTTGCGCTGAGAACAAACATCGGGATACCTCCTTTGGGTGACAATTATCACCCAGTTCAGACTACATTCTATTAGCTATGTATATTTATTAACCTAAATTTCTATATTAAAATAAATTACGCACGAATAATATGGTGCCAAATGATCTGTATGTGTGCCATCACTGCCAACTGTAAAAGATATTTTTCGTGAAGACTTAGATATCGATATTTGATCGCGCATTATACTGTTATACTCACTTACAGTTCGAAGGAAATCTACATCAGGAACCCAACCATCCGAACCCCAATAAGATATATTGCCAGTCATACAATAAGGGGAAGACGCAAACGGGTTCAGGATAAGTATATACGTAACATAATAATCGCCGACTGTTTTGTATGTATCACTTGCGGTTCCCCAGCTGGACAACTCCAGTTGAACAGCGGTAACATCTGACAAATCGACGGTAACATTCTTTTTTAATGATGAAGACCATTCTTGTGCGGGAACTTCTACTGAGAGCGTCGATCCACTTATGGATGGGTATGCCCTGCTTGAACGGCCTTTATGAACGTACCCGGAGGAAGCTGATAAAGAACCGTTAACGCCAAATATGGTTACTCCGCTTTTAATATTGGATGAAATTAAATTAGGATCACCCTTGATTGTCTGGTTTCCGCTCAAATACCTTCCCGCTGAAATTGTTTGATTGAAGGTTCCGGGGGTAATAGTTTGAGCCGCCAGGGCAGGCATCGTGCCAGTGAGGATATTTCCGTTGGCGTCAATCAGCTGCTTCCCGGCCAGGAGGTCAGCAGAAGTCCCCTCCGCTGTGAGGATGGGCAATTTTTTACCCAATATTGGATTATTCAGCATCAGGCCACCTCCTGCACAACGACATAGACGGACAGGTCGGAGGCCGGGACGGTATCGGCGGCAAAGGTCAGGCTGCCGGCCGCCTGGGCGGTGAGTTTAATCCCGGCGTCGTAGTAGGCGCTCTGGCTGGCCGCGGCGGGCACCGGGGTAATCAGCTGCGCGGCTTCATCTTTGGAAACCCCGGCTACAGCCACTGTCAGACGTTTGCCGGCCCAGCTTTTCCGGGGGAGCGTGACAAGGGTGGAACTGACCATACTGGCGGCCTCGTTCAAGGTGTTGACGGCCCTCTGTGCGGCGTTGACAGCAGCCATGAGATAGTTATAGCCGTGCTGCTCAGACAGGCCCGCGTCAGCCCCCTGGGGGGCCACGATCTGGCCCTCGGTCCAATCCTCGGGCAGGTCGGCGGGCAGGGGCACGGCCAAAGGTTTTGCTGCCATTAGGTTCCCTCCTTTACAGTAAAGACATGACGGAGCGCCACCGTCTCCTCTGTAACCGGTATATAGACCTTACAGGCGGTGAGCGCCGCCCCGTCCCGGTCCAGCAGCTCGATGGCTGTGATCTCTGCGGCCTGTGCCTGGCGCACCCGGTAGCTGACGGAGGCCCTGCCGCCCGTGACGGCTTTGGATAACCCGTCAATCACAAGGCTTCCGTTTATTCTGGCTGCTTTGATATCCTCCGCCATAAAGCCGGCGGTCTGCGTTAAAAATTCCTGCTGTATGCTGGGCTGTGCGGCCATGTTGATCGTCTCCTCCTCGAATACGGTAGCAAAGGGCAGGCGTCCCAGTTCCCAATGGCCCAGGATGTAGTTATATCTCGCCTTGTAGCGCTGGACCAGTTCCGAGGCCAGGAGGCCGGAGGACACCCGGGGACGGCTGATGTACACAATATGGCAGGGCTTGATGAGCTCCATCGTAAAGGATATTTCGGAAAAATATTGCTGGTCCTCCGCCGCCGCCTCGATGTACAGGGTGTAGTTTGGATAATCCACCTCCACATCCCAATTGCCGGGGCCGAAGAGGGCATCCAGCCGCTGGTACAGGAAGGTGAGGGTAAAGGGGGGCCGCATGGACAGGCGGTTGAGGATGCGGTCCCGGCGGAAGTCCAGTGTCTCGGTGGACAGGTTGGGGACGATGCGGAAGATGGACTCCCACTGAACTGCGGTTCCCTCGTCCATGGTCTGGACAAAGAGGTTTTGCCGCACCTGGGCCATCCCCCGGGCCATAGCCCGCAGCTCCTCGCCCTCGGTATGGCACAGGGCCTGGAAGTCCAGAATCTCCCGGAACCACCGGGGCCAGTATTGGCATAGGTCGGTCTCAGGCACGCAGCGCCACCTCCCCCAGCACGGGCACCTGCTGAAGCTGGCCTGTCTCCACCAGCTGGAAATCCTTTGTGCCGCCGTTGAGGGTCACCCCCGTGGCGTTGACTACGCCGGGGATCAGCAGGAGCGCCGCCGTCACCCGGGCCAGGTAGACCCAGCAGGAGTAGTGGGTCAGCCTGCCGGCGTCCGGCGCGGCCCAGGCCTGTCGGACGGAGAGGAGGTAGTCCCCCACCGCCTTCTCCACCAGGGGGCGCAGCTGCTCCATCTCGTAGCCCGCTCCCAGGGTGAGGGTGGCGGACACATCGACCGGGACAGCCTCCGGGGTAGCGACGGTGACCCTGGCCCCGATGGGGGCGGTACCGTAGCCCAGGCCCTGGTTGGGGGGCGGGTCCACGGCGAGCTGCACCGTCTCAATAAGCTGCTGGGAGACGGGCATCCAGTCCGCGCCGATGAGGGACAGCTTTACCGTGCCGCCGCCGTCCCAGGTGGGGTAGACCTGGACCCCGCCTACGCCGTCCATAGCCAGCACCACCCGCTTGTAGTCGGCCACGTTGCCGCCAAAGGGGCGTTCGTTGAGGGCGGAGATCACCCGGGCGCGCAGGGCCTCATCGTCCTCCACGTCGTCCCCGGGCACCAGGATGTCGGTAATCTCGGCGGAGGTCAGGCCCTGGATCACGGTGATGGGGAGGATGGGGCCGGTGTACCGGCTGCCGATGGTTCCGGGGGTCTCGCAGGTCATCCGGTACTGCCCCGGCCCGACCCGGGCGGTGGCGGTGAAGTTGACGCTGTCCCCGCCGTCGATGGTGGAGAACCGGGCCCCGATGGGGATGGCGTCCAGGTTGAACACCCCCAGCCGGACGGCGGGGGAGGCGGGGTAGCGCTCCACGTTGGCCAGGACGGCCAGGCAGTCGAGGTCCTGGCCTACCGCCGTCTGGAGGAAGGCCCCGGACTGTACCTGGTTGAGTTCCAGATAGAACTCCTCCAGGGCGTAGGCCCCCGCCCCCAGGGCGGTCTGAATCATGGACCCCTCCCGCTTGTCCAGGGAGTTGGGGACTTTGGCCAGCATGGACTCCAGGATGGCCCGATAGGTCTTGGGGCTGAAATCGATCATCTGAGTTTCACCTCCAGGGTGGTGCCCACGTCCCCGAACACGGTGTTGACGATGACCGACGCAGTGAGGACGCCAGCGTTGGCGGTATAGGAAAAGTTGGCGATGCCCAGGATACGGTTGTCCGGCAGAAAGGCATCCGCCAGCCGCCGCTGGAGCTCGGAGGCCGCATACCCGGCGTCCCGGCCCAGCAGGTTGTCGAAGTCGGTGCCGAAGTTGGGGGTGTAGATCTGCCAGTGGAAGCGCTCCACGTTGACGATCACCTCCACCGCCTGGCGGACAGCCTCATAGCTGCCGCCCCGCCCCCTAAGCCGGTGGGTCACCGGGTCGGCGATCCAGGTGAGGGAGGGCTGATCCTGAAAGGCCACCCCCTTGGACAGGTCAATGCTGGACTGCGGCAGTGTCGCCATTGGCGCTCCCCCTCTCAAATATCCGGGATAAAATGATAAACTGCTGTCCCCGCATGCAGCGCAGGAGCAGCACCTTGTCCCCCGCGGCCAGAGCCCGGTTCAGGATGATATAGCCGTCCTCCACGGGCAGGGGCTTGCCGTCCTCATAGCAGACGATGTGCTCCAGCCGCTTGTCCGATGTGTAGGCGTCCGGGGTGAGGGCCTCGCTTGTGGGGTAGAAGCCGTCCAGGGCGTCCCCTGTGCCCCCCTCCGGGGTGCTGTGGGCGTGGCCCAGCCCGGATACCGTGTGGCGGTGACGAAAGCCCCTGGTGATGTGCTCATGGGCCAGGACGGGGATTTTCTTCTCGATGACCGCCGCCGTGAGGTGCAGCACCTCCTGGGGCAGGGGGGCCATAGACTCCCGGATGGTGACCTCCAGGGGGACGGCTTTGGTGACCGTCCCGACAGCCAGGTCGGACAGGCCGTATGCGTCCATAGATTGCTCCACGATGCCGTGGAGGGTGTCGATCAGGTCCAAGGCTACACCCCCAGTTCCTGGACCTCAAAGTCCATGGTGTGCAGGTCGTTTTCAAAGGTATGGGTCACTTTCTCTAACAGTACCAGCTGCTTGAGGTGGATGTCGCCCAAATATGGAATATCTAACATGAGCATCTGCCCGGCCCGCAGGCCCAGCAGGCCCAGCGAGGACACCTTCAGCGTCCGCCACCGCCGGTTGTAGTAGCGGAGCATGGACTTGGCCTGTGCCGCCGCCTGAGCGTCGTTCATTGCCTCGTCCACGGTCTGATAGAACTGGAGCAGCCCCCACCTGTCCACGTTTCCGCTGTCGATGGCCTGGAACACGTCCCCCTTGCCGGTGGCCTCGTTGGGCCGCACCAGCTTGATGGAGTTGCAGGTGTGCTCGTCGATGTCGGTCTTGTAGGTGTAGTCCAGCAGCAGGGAGCCGGTCCCCACCACTCCGGAGGCCACCATGGATCCCGCCTCCCGGAGGGAGAGCATCCCGGCATCGTCGAAGAAGGTGTACAGCATACCGGTGGCCAGCAGGGTCCGCTGGATGGCGGTGGAGATAATGTCCAGGCAGCTTTTCTCCTCCATGACAAGGGAAGGGATGGAATAGCCGGTCTCGTCCAGCGCCCCCACAGCGAGCTGGAAGTCCTGGGCGATCTCGGTGATAATCTGCCCGGCGGTGCGGCCAATGAAGCAGTAGCTGGCGCTGGCCTTCAGATAGCGCAGCTGGTCGTAGCAGGTGACGTCAATGATGGAGTACTGGTCCCGTGACTTGGTAAACACCCAGCCCAGAAATATCACCTGGCCGTCCACCGAGAAGCGCACGGCGTCCCCTTCCACGAAGGAGATGCCCGAGGCGTTGACTGTAAACTTCAAGGTCCCCGGGGAGCCGGTGCGGTTGGTGGTACAGGTCACTTTCTGCACTTGGGGGGCGATGTCCCAGCTTTTCCCGGTTTCCTTCTCCAAAAGGATCAATTCGCAGGTCATACGCCCACCGCCTGAAGCTGATCCCGCTTCACCCAGCCCCTGGCGCCTCCCGACTGGGTGGTGATGTGGTAGGGGCAGGCCCGCTGGGGGTCGGTGGCGATAATGCGGGATATTTTCCCCCGGAAGCCGGAGAAGGTTCCGTGGGGTTCCGCCCCCCAGCTGGAGTAGTAGTAATTGCCGTTGACGATCACGTCCTGACCCACGGTAAACTGGCTGGGCGGGACGGAACGGGTGGGCTGGGACGCGGCCTCCACCGGCTGGTCCGGGGCGCTCTGCCGGAGCGTGACTGTCCTGGCGGAGTAGTCCCGGTACTCGGTGAGGCCCAGCTCATAGTAGAAGTCCCCGGTCTCGCCGCCACGCTCCTCGGTGTGGAAGGAGGTGACCAGCACCTCCATGTTGGTGTCGAAGATGGGGGTGCCGTCCTCCAGATAGCGGTTAGCCACGAAGCGGACCACCGCTTTTTCGTCCATGGCCGATTGCAGGAAGTCGATGTAGAACTTGGGCGGCTGGAATCCCCCACCGGTGAGCACCGCCTCCATGTCCGCCCGTCCGGGCAGCAGCCCCGACCAGGTAACTACCCGGAGCTTGGGTGTACGGGGCACCATGATAGGTCCCACCCCCAGGACGTTGTAGTCGCTGTTGTTGTTGTCCCGGGAAATCTTGTAACTCTCCGGGTTCACCGGCAGGCGGAGGGTGGTTCCTTCCCGGGAGATGTACAGGCCGTATTTGTTTTCCACGCCGGGGACCCCCTTCCATTACTGATAGCTCAAATCTGTGTGGCTGGCCGACTGCTCCAGAAGGATCTTCTTCAGGGAGTTCTCCAGCCACTGCAGGTCCTCCTGGAAGTTCCCGGTGTTCTGGCCGTTGATGGTGATCACCGGCGTCTGGGCGGTGAGGTTGATGTTGTTGATGTACCTCCGCTCAGCCATATCCACCAGCAGCTTCATGTCCTCCTCAGACAGTGACACGCTGCGCTTGATGGCCGCCGTGTCCTTGCCAATGCCCTCCAGGCTGGCAGGGATGCCAGAGGCGTCCAGCATAGCGGCGTAGTCGATGGGGCTACCGGAGAAGTTGCCCAACAGGTCGTCCACCCGGAAGCTGTCCAGCGCTTTTCCAATTCCCGCTCCCGCCCGGGACCACTGGGCCATGGTGTCGGCGTAGCTGATCTGGGTCATGCGCTCCACCTTCACCTGGTTCTCGCCGAAGGTGTCGGCGACGAATTTGTTCACCTTCCCCTGGAAGCCCTTTACCGCACCGGAAATGTTGGAGCCCAGCAGGGCGTCGATGGCCCCGGCGGCGTTGCCCACCACGTCCATGATGAAGTTGAACAGACCCAGAAACAGGTTGGCGACGGCGGCCACCGGGTTGTCAAAAACGTTGGCGAAGAACTCAGCGAAGGTGGCGATCAGGTTCCACCCGGAGGCTACCAGGTTATAGCCGAAGGTATACAGCCACCCGGCCCCCGCCCCGATTTTGGCAAAGACCTCCTCGCTGCTCATGCCCATGGCGTACATGGCGGTGATGACCGCCCCGATGAGGGCGACGAACAGCAGGATGGGCCAGTTGGCCGCAGCCCAGCCCGCCGCCCGTTTCAGGGAACAGGCGACAGACAGGGCGGTGAAGGCCAGTACAGCGCCCCCGGCGAACTGGAGGACGGTGGACACAAAGCCCCAGTTGTCCGCCACCAGCTGAGCGCCGGCGGCCAGCAGATCGATCACGCCCCCGGCGGCGCTGCCCAGCAGCTCGAACCCGGCGATCAGGCCGTTGACAGCGCCGCGCCCCAAATCGCTGTTCAGCAGGTCGTTGAGCCGCTTCAGGGCAGGCTGGAAGGACCTGACGGCGGCGTTGCCCGCCATGGTCCAGGCCTGGCCGAAGGTGAGGGGGATCTTCTCAAAGGCGGCGTTGGTCTCTTCTGCGGCGGCGAACAGGGCGTTTTTCACCACCTGGGAGGTGATCTTCCCCTGGGAGGCCAGCTCCCTCATCTCGCCGGTGGTGACGCCCATGTATTTGGCGATGGCCTGTGCGATGGTGGGGGCCTGCTCCAGAATGGAGTTGAGCTCCTCGCCCCGCAGTACTCCGGAGGACATTGCCTGAGTCAGCTGGAGCATAGCGGCCTGCGCCCCCTGGGTGCTGGTGCCCGCCAGGGCGAACTGCTTGTTGATCTGCTCGGCGAAGGCCACCAGTTCGGCATTGCTGGAAAAGGCGTCCCCGGCCAGGGTGCCCAGCTTGCCCACCAGATCGACAGTCTCCTGGTAGGCCCCCCGGGAGCGCTGGGCGGCCTGGTAAATCATGTCCTGAAGCTGGGCCGTGGTTTGCAGGCCGTCGTTCATCCGGTCCAGCCGGGCTGTGGTCTGGGTCATGGTGTCGGACAGCCCTATGAACGCCTGGGCGGTGCGCAGGCTGAGGTAGGCCCTGGCCAGCCCCAGCACCCGCCGCTCCAGCCCGGAGGCGGAGGACTGTCCCTGCCGCATACTGCGGTTCATCCTGTCCTGGCTCCGGGACGCCTTTTCAGCGGCGTCCCCCATTTCGTTGGTGGTGGAGGATGCCCGCTCCGCCGCCCCGTCCAGGCCGTTCTGGGCGGACGCGGCCTCGCCCGCCGCCCCGGCCATCCGGTCCAGGGATGCCCCCGCCGTGCGGGAGGCGGCGTCAAGCTGCCGCTGGCTGGACGCTGCGGCGCTCCCGGCGGACGCGGCCCGGTTCATCTGGCTCAGGTACCTGGTAAGGGGGCCGGTAAAGCGGTCCACCAGCACCAGTTCTTCCCGTGTCGTCGCCATTTAACCGCCCTCCTTCCCTTGGGGCCGGGATCTGATCTCCTTCAACGCAAATAGCGTTGCCAGCACCTTCTCTCCCGGGGAGAGCTCCGCCACCCTGCCGGGGGCCCAGCCGTGGTTGACGAACATGTAGTAGGCCAGCAGGGTGTCCGGGTCTCCCCGGGTCATCAGTTTTTTGCCTGTTCCTCCAGATCATCGGTGAGCCCGGACAGTTCCATGATGGCGGAGGAGAGTTTGTTGTACTCCCCCACCAGCAGCATCCGCCCGGGGACCTCCAGGGGGTCCATGGTGCCATAGGCCCGGCACAGCTCCTCGCTGGTGAAGTCGGGGGTGACGGTGGCAGCCACCACCACCCGGCGGCCATACTCCAGGCTGTTCAGTTTCTCCACCGGCTGGCCGTTGACCTTCACCGTGTGGGTGGACTGGCGGACCAGACCGTCGTTCTCCTGCTGGGTGAGGGGCCGGATCACAAAGGGGGCCGGCCGGCCGTCCTCCTCTTTGAAGCGGTCGGAGATAACCAGCGCCCTGTTATCGACACGGGCGGGGTTTAAAAACGCGCTCAGATTGCTCATATTGTCCTCCTTTGAAGTATGGAAAATTGGATTGCTTTTTGGAATATCCTGTGGTATCCTGACCTTGGTACTGTCAGCAGACCCAGCAAGCGGTTGGCCCCCCGGCAGGGGGCGCTTCTGCCCCCTGGTTCCAGGAAAGGGGGCTTGCCCAATGGTGACATATTCAGACCTTTTTACCTACACTCTGGTCATTATAGGTATCATTGGCCTTGTCATAACGGCAAAAAAGAAGTAACCGCCCCTCCAGCCAAAGAGTGCGGTTACTTCTTGTAACATAAACTCCAGGGGGGCCAGCCGTCTGCTGGCAGTACCCTTTTGTTGATTACATTATAACCGCTCCCGCTTTGATTGTCAAGCCGTCCCCAAGGTCCCGGGGCGGCTTTTTACGTCCCGGTTTCCGCCGGGTCGTGGAACGCGGACAGGACCTCGAAGTCCTCGTAGGTGAAGCTCAGGTCCATGGTCAGCATGTCGGCGTCGGCGTCCAGGACGGACAGGGGGATGGTCCCGGACAGCTTGCAGTTGTAGTAGGCCACCGTCTGGACGCCCACGGTTGTGGTGGGGTCGTCGTTGGTGGTCTGGAGGGTGAAGTAGGGCATGGTGCCCTGGCGGATGTACTGGGCCACCATGTCCAGGAAGAGGGGGGTGCCGTAGTAGACGGTCATGGTGCCAGTCTGGGTCACCGCCCCCGGCTTCTTCTGCACCTTTTTGGTGCCGATGACCTTCATATCGGAGGTGGCGATCTCCGCCTGGGTCTTTACGTTCTTGGCCCCGAACAGCTCCTTGACCTGGCCGTCAACGGTGATAACAGCCTTGCCGGCGGCGCCATTAAGGGTGTCGCGCTCCAGCAGAAAACTCATACCTTTTCCCTCCTCTTACGAAACTGTTACGGTCAGGTAGACCTTCTCCACCATGTCCCCGATACAGATGGCCACTGTAATGACGACGCTGTCCAGGCTGCCGCCCGGCTCCACAGTGACGTCGTCCCCGGTGGGCCGCTCCCGGAGGGCATCCTTGCCGTACATGTCCAGCAGCAGCTTTAGAATTGCCGCCTTGAACAAGGCCCGGCCTGCCTCGTTATTCTTCACCTTGCCCCGGAAATTCAGGGAAAAGCTTTTGTAGATATCGTTGGCCAGGGAGGAGCACATCCGCATGGTGGTGTTTTTGTGAAACACCTCCCCGAAATCAGGTGTGTAGGTGGTCAGGGTGTTGATGTCGGTCTCCACCCGCACCTGGTCGAACTCCCGGACCAGGACGATCTCCCCGGCCAAAATGGCCGCCTCGATCTCGCCGCCGGCCTGCTGCCGGGCCACGTCCGCCGCCCCGGGGTAGGCCGCGTAGGACAGAGATTGATAGTACTGCGCCCCAGCCTCTGCCCCGGCCAGCCACCAGACCACCTCGTTGGGTTCCAGACGGGTGCCGTCGGAGAGCACCACGCCGCTGTTGGTGTTGATGACAAAGCAGCTGTCCGTCTCTGCGGCCCCGGAAGTCACCAGCTGGGCGTACTTGCCCTCCTGCTCCGCCATGCGTTTGACAAAAGCGGCCATAGCCTCCCGGACGGTGGTGTCGGTACCGTCGTAGGCCAGCACATCGAAGGACCATGGCTCCAGCGCCTCCAGCGCTTTGGCGTAGGCGGCGGACTGCACGGTACCGTCCGCGCCGCCGGTGAGGATGACCCCCGCCGTGGCCGTCAGCGGTCCCGCTCCGGAGAAGGATACCCAGCCGTTGGCTGTCAGTTCGGCGGCGGTCTTGGCTGTCTGGATGTCCATGATCTGGCCGTCCAGCAGGGTGGTGACCGTAAAGCTGTCCGGGTCGTCCACGCCGGCGGAGACTTTTACCGAAATGCCGTTGCCCCGGACGCCGGGATACCGGGCGGTGACTGTGACCGCCCCGATGTCAGCGGACGCCGCCGCGGCGTCCCCGGCCTCCAGACGGTACAGCAGCACCCTGGTGGGGCCGCTGGTGACGTCGGCGCCCTTGAACATCTCCCGCAGGAACAGGGACGGCCCCTCCGTGGCCGCGTAGCCGGTGACGGGTGTCAGGTCGTCCCCGGCGGAAACGGCTGTCACAGCGCCCACAGGGCCCCAGGAGAGGGCTTTCGCGATAGCCACCGTCCCCCGTGCGCCCAGGGTCACCGTGGGAGCGCCCTGGCTCTTAAAATTGATATAAATGCCGGGCCGCACTTTGTTCTGCGCGGTCCAGGTTCCGCCCGCCATCAGCAGCCACCTCCTTTGAAGAACTTGTCCAGGACGGCCTTCGCTTCCTGGAGGGTGTATTCCGGCTTGGTCAGCAGGACCTTGGCAAAGTCCCGCTGGTACCCGGCCAGCGCCGCGCTGTCCAGCAGCTGGGCGGTGGGATACCGGATCTCCGCCGGTTTAGGGCTCTCAGCTTTTGGAGCCATCTATGATACCTCCTCGTTGTAGGACTGGATAGACCGCATGAGGACCGCGTCCTCCTCCCGGCTCACCCAGACCTTCAGATCAAATTTGTAGTGCAGAACGCTGTCAATGATATCCCACCGGCGCTCACTGGCACGCAGCAGGACAGGTTTG